GCCGCATCCGGTAATCTGGGCAACGCCGACGCATCGGGTGATAGTGGCAACGCCGCCGCATCCGGTTGGAGTGGCAACGCCGCCGCATCCGGTTGGAGGGGCAACGCCGCCGCATCCGGTTGGAGTGGCAACGCCGCCGCATCGGGTGAGAGGGGCAACGCCGCCGCATCGGGTGAGAGGGGCAACGCCGCCGCATCCGGTAATCTGGGCAACGCCGCCGCATCCGGTTGGAGTGGCAACGCCGCCGCATCCGGTTGGAGGGGCACGGCTGTCGTAACCGGCTTCGCTGGGAGAGCGACCGCATTGGGCGAACAGTGCCTTGCTGTGGCATGGGGCGAAGATAGCCTTGCAAGAGGCACTGTGGGCAACTGGATTGTCGTTTCTGAGCGTGACGATGATGGCAACATCATTGATGTCAAAATTGCAAAGGTGGACGGCGATACCGTCAAGGCGGACACATGGTACAAACTGGTGAACGGCGAGATCATGGAGGCTTAGTAATGTATTTGTGTGATTATTGTGGGGCGGCGTTCCAGTCGTTGGATTACATCGAGGAAAAGTCCGATGAGTGCGGAAACAGCATAATTTATGTCTGCCCAGAGTGCGGAGAGGAGATTATCCCCGGAGAAGCGGATGAATGCCCGGTTTGCCACGGCTGGAAGCCGATGAAGTCTGCTATGTGCCACAAGTGCGAGCTGGAAACAATCGGAAATTTCAAGCTGGCTATACGGAAGTTCTCCGATGTGCAGCTTGATTATATTTCCGAGCTGACGGAGGGTGAGTATCTCTCGGAGTTTTTGCATAAGGGGGGCTTGGGATGATAAACGGCGTCCTCCGGTACATAAAAGCTACAGTGGAAATCCCATTCCCAGAGGGGAAAATGTGCTGTAACCTCTGCCCACTTTTGGAGACGTATTCGCGAAATCAATGCCGCCGCACGGGGGAGTATTTGCTGGACACACGAATCGTCGGGGCATATTGCCCGCTACAAGTTGTTGATGAGGAGAAAACCGAATGATGAATATCTACGAGAAAATCGCTGCAATCATGCAGGATGTCCAGTATTTGGCAAAGGACGATCATGTAGAGTTTGGCAGCACCAAATACAAGGCACTGAGCGAGGAGAAAGTAACCTCCATCATGCGTGCGGAACTGCTGAAACACAAACTGGTTGTATACCCCATCGCACAGACAGCCGGGAGAACTGGGAACATTACCCACGTGGATGTCATCTACCGCATGGTCAACGTGGAAAACCCGGAGGAATACATCGAGATTGCATCCTGCGGAGATGGCGCAGACACACAAGACAAGGGAAGCGGCAAGGCCATGACCTATGCGTTTAAGTATATGTGGCTGCGGACCTTTGCGCTTCCCACCGGCGAGGACCCGGACAAAATTTCCTCCGCCGAGCTGGACGAGAAGGAGCGGAACGCCGCTCCGGTGTGTGAGCGATGTGGAGCTGACATTGTGTCCGTCAAGAAGCGCAACGGCGAAATGTGGACGGTAAAGGACATGGTTAAGTACTCCAAGGGCCGCTACGGAGCGCAGATGTGCGCCGACTGCATGAAGGCCGCGAAGAAGGAGCAGGGCAATGTTGCAGGCTGATGTGACCGCCGCACGGTGGCAGCAGGACAGCGATGGGGCGTGGCTGTGCCTCCGGGTGCAGTCCCCCGCCTCTGCAATGACCATCTGTGACGAGATGAAGCCGGACAAGCAGTATGTGGTGCAGATCAAGCGCAAGGGAAGAAGCCTTGACGCAAACGCTTATGCGTGGGTGCTGCTGGATAAACTGGCGGCACACTATGGGATTCCGAGGAATGATGTGTACCGGGAAGAAATCAGGATCATCGGCGGTGTGAGCGATGTTGTGTGCATGGTATCAAAGGCGGCGGACGAGTTCTGCCGCAGATGGGAGGCGAAAGGAACCGGCTGGATGGCGGAACAAGGACCAAGCAAAATTCCGGGATGCGTGAACGTGGCGGTTTGGTACGGCTCAAGCACCTACGACACAGAGCAGATGTCACGGCTGATTGACCAGATTGTTGCCGATTGCCGAGAAGCTGGAATCGAGACTATGACACCGCAGGAGTTGGATGCGCTAAAATCCCGCTGGGGCGAAGCTCAACCGCTGGGAGGTGATAAAGGTGACTGATGAAAGACGGTGTTTCCTGTGCGGCAGAAATGGCGCAAGTGACCCGCTGGAGCGGCACCACATCTTCGGCGGTGCGTACCGAAACAAGAGCGAGAAATACGGCCTTGTGGTGTATCTCTGCGGCGAACGATGCCACAGGAACGGTGGAAACGCTGTACACCGAAACGGGAATCAAATGCGTCTGCTTCGCCGATACGGTCAGTTAAAGGCCATGCAGGAACAGAGATGGACAGAAGATGACTTCCGCCGTGAATTTGGAAAAAGCTATTTGTAAGGAGGAAAACGATGGTAAACAGAATGATTTTGCAGGGGCGGCTTTGCTCTGACCCCGAATTGCGCCGCACCAACAGCGGAACAGCGGTGTGCAGTTTCCGGGTGGCGTGGAGTGAGAAGGTAAAGGACAGAGAAACGAAGCTGTTTCTCCCCTGCGTGGCATGGCAGAGCACGGCAGAGATGATTTGCAAGCACTTTTCTAAGGGCAAGGAGATCATCGTGGAGGGCAAACTTTCCAGCCGGGAATACGAGGATAACAGCGGCAACAAGCGCACGGTGGTGGAGCTGACGGCGAACCGGGTACATTTCTGCGGCAGCAAGGACAGCGCACCACAGAAGCCCGCACAGACATTCGAGGAGATTTCCGAGGACGACGGCGATTTTCCGTTCTAATTGGAGGTGACGAGGGATGACATTTGACGCGATTATCTACGATGCCGATAGCATCCGAGACGCACTTTCCGATTCTCTTACTAACAATGTCTTACGAATTGATGATCTTTCGGAGGAGGATGCAGGGCAGTTAGCCAGCATTTTTACGGATCACGGAATCGGTATTTGCCTACTTCCGCGCAAGGAGTAAGTGCATGGCTGATATGACATACATCAAGCTGTTCATCGATTACTTAGATGCGATAGAGCCGCTCGGTGACGCAGAGAGGGGGCGGCTTTTCACTTCCTTGTTGATTTATGCAAGGACGGGCGAAGCCCCGCAGCTCGGCGGGAACGAACGGTTTTTATTCCCGATGATGCGGGCGCAGATAGATCGAGACAACTCCGCAATGGATAGTTTATCCGACGCACGAAGCGAAGCCGGAAGAAAGGGGGCAGAAGCAAAGCAAGCAAATGCCAGATTTGCCAAGCAAAACAAGCAAATGCAAGATTTGCCAAGCAAAACAAGCAAAGACAAAGACAAAGACAAAGACAAAGACAAAGACAAAGACAAAGACAAAGACAAAGACAATAGCGCGTCGCCGTTTGAATTGTTTTGGGCGGCATATCCCCGAAAAGTCGGAAAGCAGGCCGCAAAGAAAGCATTTTCCAAGGTTTCTGTGCCGGTTAAAACGCTTATCGATGCCGTCAACAGTCAGAAAAACAGCGAACAGTGGCGCAGGGATAACGGTCAATACATCCCAAACCCAGCCACATGGCTGAATCAAGGCCGATGGGATGATGTGCTGACGGAGGCCGGAGCGCAACCAACGAAGGAGGAATACCATGTCGGAACATGGCTGTGACATTTGCGGCGGGCTGGGCTACACCGTCCGGCGCACGGAAAGCGGCAAACTGGTGAGTAGAACCTGCAAATGTGAGATCATTCGTCGGAATAGGCTTCGCATGGAGCGTTCCGGACTTCTGGGACTGCTGGATAGCTGCACCTTTGAGTCGTTCCAAACTCAGGAGTATTGGCAACGGGCCGCAAAGCAAGCGGCGGAGAAGTATTTGACCGACTGGAAAGGCAAGTGGTTTTTCATCGGCGGCTCTCCCGGCACTGGGAAAACACACCTGTGTACGGCGATTTGCGCCAAGCTGATGGACGGAGGAATCCCAGTACGGTATGTGCAATGGCGGGGAGATATTCCGGCAATCAAGGCAAAGACCAACGATGCTGAAGCATACGCCGAAGCCATGCAGCCGCTGAAAACCGTCCGTGCGCTGTATATCGACGATTTTCTCAAGGGGAGCGTAACGGATGCCGACAAAAACATCGCCTTTGACCTGCTGAATGCCAGGTATATCAACCCGGATGCAATCACGATCATCTCCACGGAGCTGACCATTGACCGCATTTTGAGCTGGGACGAGGCAATCGGGAGCAGGATCAACCAGAGGGCGAAGGATTATATGCTGAACATCGGCAAAAAGAAGAATTGGAGGCTGCAATGACAAAACGGGAGGAACGGAGATGAAGCACCTCGGCGATATTACGAAAATCAACGGCGCAGAAATTGAAATCGTGGATGTTATCACGGGCGGATCGCCGTGTCAGGATTTGAGCATTGCGGGAAAACGCGCCGGATTGGCCGGCGCAAGGAGCGGATTGTTCATGGAGCAGGTCCGCATCGTAAAGGAGATGAGAGAGCATGACAGAAAGAGCGGACGGACAGGTGACATGGTCAGACCTCGGTTTATGGTCTGGGAAAATGTGCCCGGAGCATTCAGCAGCAACAAAGGGCGAGACTTCGCGGCAGTCCTCGAAGAGATCATCCGCATCGCAGAGCCGGAAGCCCCCGATATTGAAGTGCCTGAAAAAGGATGGCCAACTTGGGGGGGCTACCACGATGAAGTGGGAGGACGATGGAGCGTGGCTTGGCGAGTGCATGATGCGCAACACTGGGGAGTCCCCCAACGCCGCCGCCGTATCTCGGTTGTCGCAGATTTTGGAGGTGACACCGCAGGAGAAATACTCTTTGAGCGCAAAAGCGTGCCAGGGCATCCTGCGGAGAGCGGAACGGCGCGGGAAAGACTTGCCGGAACCGCTGAAAACGGTGCTTCTTATGCAGTCCGGATCAGGGGGGGCTGTGACGGAGGAGGAAAGGGAGCCTTAGTCCAGACGGAGAAAAGCGGGACGCTTGGGACAGGGAATGACCAGACGATTTTCTGCATGGAAACTCAGCGAGACTGCGTAATACCTTCGCAGGCACTGACAGAGGTTGCAAGCACACTGCGAGCTGATGCTGGTGCTCCAAAGCATGATGCGGATATTAGAGGAAGGCTTGCGATATCTTACGAGAGAACGATGCGAGCCGGTTTTGAAGCAACGCCTATAAACCTGATGGTGGCTACGCGCTGCAAAGCGTTAGGGCGCGGAACAGGATTTGGCGTAGGAGAACCGGGTGACCCAGCTAACACCATTTCTGCCGCACATTCGCATGGCGTATTTGCAACGGCTATCCCCATCAACGACAAAGCCACCAGATGGCAGGGAGGTGGAGAGAGCCGCAACCACGATGGAAGCGGCAACGGTCTTGGCATCGGCAAAGAAGGCGACCCATCACCCACGCTGACCGCTGGCGACCGCCACGGGGTGATGTGCCTGACACCGTGGGAGGCACAAAGCGCACGGGTGTATGACCAAGATGGTGTATGGCATAGCTTAAACGCCAACGAAAACGGCGGCATGGCGCGGGATAGCGTGATGTGCACCGGGTTTAAGCTTGGCAACAGCGAACAGGCCCGGAGCATCGGTTATGCAGAGGAACAGTCCCCTACACTGAATGCAGAGTGTGGGGGGAATAAACCGGCGGTGATGTGCCTGAACGATCAAGGCGGGAATGTGATGGGCGTGAGCCATGATGTTTCCGGGACGCTGAGAGCACAGGAGCATGGGCATCAGCCCTCCGTTCTGGATATGAGCCACGCTTGCGATGTCATCCGAGACTGCGGCGAGGTCAGTCCCAGCCTGCAAGCCCGTATGGGAACCGGCGGCAACCAAATCCCGCTGACGTATCAAATGCAAGGATTTGGCGATTACCGCGAGGGGGACGTTGCAAGCAGTTGCAAGCAGAGAGATTTCAAGGACAGCACTGATCTTGTGTGTGCCGTTGATTGCCGGAACTTCTGCGAGGGAGGCGAAACAAACGGGACTTTGCAATCCAAATCAAACGGCGGAATCAGCTACAATTTGCAGAACACCGTGCGAACGGGCATGATTGTGCGACGCCTTACCCCAATGGAGTGCGAACGGCTGCAAGGTTTCCCGGACGGATGGACAGACATTGGCGAGTGGGTGGACAGCAAGGGCAAGCGCCACAAGGATGCGGACAGCCCCCGGTACAAGGCGCTGGGTAACTCCATCGCCCTGCCCTTCTGGGACTTCCTGGCAAAGCGTATCAGCGCGCAATATCTTCGTCCTGTTACGATAGGCATCCTGTTTGACGGCATCGGAGGCTTTCCGCTGGTGTTTGAGCGGCACAACGGAAAAGGGTCGGCGCGCTGGGCAAGCGAGATCGAAGAGTTCCCCATTGCCGTGACGAAACTGAGATTTGGGGAGGATTGACATGACCACATTACGCATGATTCCCGGCATTACATACACCCGGAAAAACCTTGAAGCATTGACCGGTATGCCGGACAGAGAGAACCGCCGGATGATACGGGAGCAGAGGCGGCAGGGTGTGCCTATCGTTGCCATGAAAGACGGCGGCTACAAGCTGGCGGAAACGGAGGAAGAAAAGCAAGCCTTACTTTCCATGTACCGCAAGCGGGCATTGGACGAGCTGGGGACATACCGCCGCCTTGCCAGAGCTATGCAGGTGGACGGGCAGATGGAGATGGGAGGTGGAAATGGAACGGTTTAACACTCCGCTGACGAAAGAGGCGGCGAAATCACTGCTGGCTTTGGATTTAGAGGACAAGGTGATTACCAGCTACGAGAAGCTGGACGAGTGGTACACCGCGTGGGGCGGCCAGTGTTATGTGTCATTTTCCGGAGGAAAGGACAGTACGGTGCTTTCATATTTGGCTGCAAGGTATCTATCGTCGTTCCGCACACCTCCGTGGGAGCTGAACTTGGTGTTTGTGAACACGGGGCTGGAGTACCCGGAGATACAGAAGTTCGTCAACGAGTACGCCGACTGGCTGCGGAGGGAGTTTCCCCGCGTGAACGTAAACCTTGTTCGTCTGCGCCCGAAGATGAACATTCGGCAGGTGGTGACGAAGTACGGGTACAGCATCGTGAGCAAAGAGGTGGCGGGATATGTCAGAGATGCCCGCAGGAACCCAAACGGCTCGAGAATGAAGCGGCTGCGAGGGGAAGCCGTGCGAAAAGACGGTCAGCCGTCTGTCTACAACTGCGAGAAATGGGAATATCTGTTGTACGCACCGTTTGTAATCTCCTCGACGTGCTGCGCCATTATGAAAAAGTCACCGCTGAAAACCTACGCACACAAAACCGGGCAGCAGGCTACAACAGCGACGATGGCGGAGGAAAGCAGATTACGCATGACGTATTGGTTGAATACCGGTTGCAACGCCTTTGAGGGAAAGCAACCGATGGGCAAGCCCATGAGCTTTTGGACGGAGCAGGATGTGCTTCGGTTTATCGTGGAGCGCCAAATACCCTACGCCAGCGTGTACGGCGACATCGTGGCCAGCGACGGCGAAAACGACTACGATGCAACGCTAACGGACTGCAAGCTGCACTGCACTGGCTGCCAGAGAACGGGGTGTGTTTTCTGCGGATTTGGAGCGCACCTCGAAAAGGGCGAAAACCGCTTTGAGCGCATGAAACACACACACCCGAAGCACTACGAATTCTGCATCGGCGGTGGGGCGTATGACCCTGTGGACGGCTTGTGGAAGCCCACTGAAAAGGGGCTTGGATACGCCAGAGTATTGGACTACATCGGAGTGAGGTATTGAAATGAGCATAAAAATTACCATACCCCTGCCGCCGGTTACAAAGAAAAACAGCCAGCGCATTATGCACAGCAGCAAGACAGGGAAATCGTTTATCATGCCGTCGCAGAAGTACATCGACTACGAGGCAAAAGCTGTGTGGTACTGCAAAAAGGCTGGTGTGCATGAGCCGATCGATTATCCAGTGGAGGTTAAATGCCTGTTTTATATGCCCACCAAGCGGCGAGTGGATTTAACCAATCTTCTGGAAGCTGTTGACGATGTGATGGTCAAGGCGCGTGTGCTGCTGGACGATCACTGCGGCATTATCGTCAGTCATGACGAAAGCCGGGTGCTGTACGACAAGGAGACCCCACGGACGGAGGTGAGCATAACCGCCTATGAATGATTTTGACTATGACATCGTGCAGAAAAAGCGTGTTGCAAGAGGTGCGTTTGCCCATGTAAACCGTAAGCGTGGGAAATGCAGATTGCCCAGTGACTATCTCACTGCGGCGCAGAAAAAGGAGATGAACGGAGCGGTGAAAACTTACAACATCACGCGGCCTATGCCGTTGGATGAATTCAAGGGAATGCCGGACGATCTGCAGCGAGAATACCTGCGGAATATGCAGAGTTGTGGAGGGGCAGCTACATACCTTGCAGATGAGATGGGCTGTTGCAGCGCCACCATCAGAGAATATGGAGAAAAGCTGGGCGTGCCGTTTGTGCGAGGTGGTCGGAACCTTGACTTGTGGCAAAAGAAACTATCGGAGTGGCACACAGCCGAAGTGACGGCAGCAGAAACGCCGGAGAAGCAGACCGACGAAATTGCCCCACCCGCAAGGAGTGCAGAGCTGCTGCACGCACGGCTCACTATCCGGGGAGACCGGGAAAGCGTTTTGCAGAATCTGCGCCTGCTTATGCCGGATAAATGTGAAGTCACGGTTGAGTGGTGAGAGGAGGAGAAAACTTGTGAAGGAGCATATTACCACTGGAGGGAAAACGCTTTGCTGGACTTGTAGAAAAGCGTATGGAGGATGCTCATGGACAGAAGTAGACTACACAAAAAAGGGCTGGCCTATACGCTTTGAGCCGGTAAAGGGATGGAATGCAATTCCCACCAAAAATGAAAAATACACATCGTTTTTGGTGGTAAGTTGCCCAGAGTACGATCCTGATGATAGAAAGGAGGATACACATGACGGCAGATTTTGCGGGTATGGGGAAGCGCCTGCGGGAGGCGAGGGAGAAGGAACTTATGTCGCAGAATGATTTGGCTTTGGAATCTGGTGTAGCACCATCGACAATCAGCTATATTGAGTGTGGACACAGCACCGCATCGGTGTGGGTGCTGGCACATATCTGTGATGCGCTTGGGGTATCTATGCAATGGATGGTATACGGGAGAGGAAGAAAATGAGCAGAAAGAGCATATTTACAGTTGCCGGAGGTGCGGCCCTTGGTCTGCTGTTTGCCGCCGGGATATTGTGGGTGGAGCTACTTGCCGCAGAAGCGGAATATGTGGAGGAGCAAGAACCCGTTTCCCCGCCGGTGGCGGAAGTAATCCGCCAAGAAACGCCGCAGGAAGCCGCCTACACGAACGAAAGCACCATGACCGTGACAGCATACTGCCCATGCGAAAAATGCTGTGGAGCGTATTCAAACGGCTATACAGCCACAGGAGCGAAAGCCACACAGGGCGTGACCATCGCAACGGACCCGGATGTTATCCCGATGGGTACGGAGGTTGAGATTGATGGGCATATCTACATAGCGCAGGATGTGGGAGGAGCAATCAGCGGAAACCGCATTGACCTGTACTTTGATAGCCACGAGGACGCCCTGCAGTGGGGTGTCCAGGAAAAGATCGTGAGGTGGAGCGAATGAATCAAATCGCGCTGAACGTAGACTGCATGGAGTATATGCAGGCGCTACCGGATAAAGCATTTGATCTTGCCATTGTTGACCCACCGTATGGAATTAGCATTCATGATAGTGGCCGATTGAAAAAATACAATGCCACTGAAACAAGATGGGACGATGCGACTCCAGGTGATGTGTATTTTAGCGAATTAAAAAGATGCAGCAAAAACCAAATAATATGGGGGGGAAATTATTACGATCTTCCGCCTTGTAGGGGATTTGTTATTTGGGACAAAAAGCAGCCGGAAGATATTTCTTTTGCATCTTGCGAATTTGCATGGACTTCTTTCGATACATCTGCGAGAACTTTTTATTACTCGCCGTTGCAAGAAAAGGGGCAAAGAATTCATCCAACGCAAAAGCCCGTGGCATTGTACGAGTGGTTACTGATGAAGTACGCCAAAGAAGGCTGGCGCATACTGGATACACACTTGGGCAGTGGAAGCAGCAGGATAGCGGCCTACAACCTCGGCTTTGAGTTTGTGGGGTGCGAGATCGAACCGACATATTTCCAACTGCAAGAACAGCGGTTTGCGGAACATACGGCGCAAGAAAGGATGTGGTAGGAGTGAAAAGCCCCTGCGTAAAAGATTGCCCGGACAGGCTCCCATGCAGGGCCTGCCGGAAGAGCTGCGAGGCGTTCCGGGCGTATGAGGCCCAGCGGCTGGAGGAAAAACCCTGGGTGGATCGGTCCAACACCGCAGCCCGGGAGCGCCATGTGCGGCAGAGCGCCAGATACGCAAAGGACGGAAAACGACATATGAGATAGGAGGGCCGACAATATGGACGCTGTGAAGTTTATTGAAGAGCACAGAAGAATGTATAAGGTTACTGGGAAACATTTGCCTACTTTGGCTGAGGGAATACCGGCCGAGGACGTTGTAAAAGAAGTAGAGGAATGGGCTGCTGCACATCCGCGTAAGACACGGAAAAGCGTGTTTCTGGAGCAGTACCCGGAGGCGCTGGTTTTCGACGGGGGAACTTTGAGTGCGTGTCCCGTGCTTTTCTCTTTCGGATACAGGAATGCGTACGGGGGATGCGCAAGTCCTTATGGGTCCTGTGCCGATTGCCGCCGCGAGTTCTGGATGCAGGAGGTGGAGTGATGGAACGACTGACGGAAAAACACTATCTTGGCACCGACCATTACATGAAGTGTTCTGGTAATTGCAATGTGGACATGGATTGCATAGATTGCCCATCGTTTGACTGTCTGGTTGAACGCCTCGCCGCCTACGAGGACACGTGGCTGGAACCGGAGGAAATCACGGCAATGCAGCAAACATTGGATGAGTACCACAAGGTAGCTGACCCATTGCTAAGGGCACAGGCTGACGGTCGGCTGGTAGTGCTGCCATTTACCAGGGGGCGCACTTTGCTATGCGAGGAAAACATCGACAGCCCGCGACTTATGAAGGATGTAGAGCTTGCAATTCGCTATTGCAGCAGTTGCGGAATTGTGTTTCACATGGGTTACAATGTGTTCTGTGATCTGGTGAAACATGGGAGAATTACTGCGGTAAGCGAGGAGGCGGAGAAAGCATTGGAGGCGATGAATAATGGCTGAATATCATGTTGGATGCGGCGCATTTGGGATTTACGCGGGTACACTAAACAGTAAGAACAAGAACCTATGGCAGAACAAAACGGAGTGCACCGATGAAGCCTTATGTGCTGTGCGCGACTATTTAATACAGGAATGTCTTGGTGGTCTGCACGGTGACAAGTCCTCTGGCGGCTATGAGTGGACGTTAAAAGACGGGAGAGTTGCCAAACTGCTTGTGGCGATTGAGAACGGAGGTGACAACGATGCCTGATTGTAAGGCGTGTGGAAAGTGGTTTGCTACAATGGAGCAGTGCGAGTTGTGCCCGACTTGCGAAAGAGCGTTAGAACGACTGCGCAACTACGCTGCCCCGGTGGTGCACGGGCGGTGGGAATACATCCAGCAAACGCTTAACACGCTCAGTCAGCTTAGGTGTTCGTTTTGTGGGTGGTGGTCTCTTGACCCGTCTATTGATGGTGCCTACAACTACTGCCCCAACTGCGGGGCAAAGATGGACGGAGGTGACGGCGATGCGGCTGATTGATGCGGATGCGCTCCCAAAACTGTTAGATGCCGAATATAAACAAACGATGAAACTGATATGGGAAGGGGAAAAGCACCTTGACAATTTAGCAGAGGGGTTTACGGAGGCCTCCCACATAGCGAAATATATTGCCCCCACCGTTGACGCTGTGCCGGTGGTGCGGTGCAAGGACTGCAAGTACAGTTGCAAAGATGGAAATGGACGTTCCTGCGAAGGCTATTGGTATGAGCTGAGCGAGTACGATGTCACAGTAAAGGACGATGACTTTTGCAGCTACGGAGAAGGGAAGGACTATGATTAAAGACAGCGGAGAAAGAACAAAGTTTCCAAGCGGAGCACTCCGGGATATGCACACGGGCAAGGGACGGATGGATTTGCTCCCTTGGTTGGCTATCATGGAAGTGTCGAAGCACTGCGAGGCGGGTGCTTTGAAATACGGGGAGCATAATGTCGATAAAGGAATCCCAACCCACAGTCTGTTAGATTCCGCCATTCGCCACGCAGCAAAATATTTGGCGGGCTATGTAGATGAGCCGCACCTTGTAGCTGCGGCGTGGAACCTACTGTGGGCGATCGAGATGGAGATTGTCCATCCTGAATGCGTGGACACTCCGTGGAGGGCAGCCGATGGCGAATAAAGACGCAATGCTGGAAGCCTTGGAGGAAATCGAGAACGGTATGTGCCGCATTAAGGAGCGACGGAGCATTTGGCAGAATAGCCTTGTATATGCACTCTGCCAAGCTGTGCGGCTGCTTCTGATGGACAAGATCAAGGAGGGACGGAAATGAGAATTGACGGCAAAACCCTGCCCAACAACCCCATGAAAGCGTACCAGCAGGGAAAGCTGATAGGGACAAAGCAGAATATGGATTTGGTATCCGAAGTGCTGCTTACAAAGTTTGGATTCCATGTGCTGGAGGAAACGCCGGACAGTCACGATACCATGAGCATTGAGTATCTGCAAAAGTGCCTTGTGAAGCTGGTGAATGCAAAGAACAGCGGCTATGTGACCAAGAAAGACATTGCGGACGCTCTGCGGAGCGACTACAAACTAATCAACAACGCAGAGTGAGGAGGCGGGCATGAGCCGAAAACAAACACTGCCGTATGATGTGCGGCTTGAGTGCATCGCCTATGTCAGAGGTTATCCTCGGAGAGTACAGGCATACAACGATGCGCGGAGAGAGATACTGAGCGGCGGAAGCAGTGCAACGGAGGGAATGCCCCGCTCTCCAGGCATTGGTAGGCCGTCCGAAAGCAAGGCGGAGCAGCTTGCCGCAATAGAAAACTGGCCGGAAACCAAGAAAATGCGGGCAGTGGAATACGCCATAGATCGATGTGGGCGGGATTTGGAGAGTGAGAGCATCCGCAAACAGCTTACACAGGGGATCATGCGCAACTGTCAGGGCAAGCACAAGTATTCCCGCAACAAGATTGTTGTTCCGGGGATAAGCGAAGCAACATTCCGCCGGAGAAAAGAAAGATTCCTGTTCGACATTGCTACATATTGTGGTTTCGCAGGAAAAGATGAGCCAAATTCCACCTAATGATGTGCTACAATAGGTACAGTGGATGATAAGGCATAGTCATCCACCCGTCTTTCCACTCAACCCGTTTCCTCCATCTTATGCGCCGCCGGTATTGGGCGCACCTTTTGGCACCGAAAGGTCATACCGGCACAAACAGCCTGTAGGGAAACCTACGGGCTGTTGTTATATGCCGTGCGCTCGTTGCACCCCGCGATCAGGGGCGGGAGGTCGCACCTCCCACACGGCACAAATATATGCGGGCGGAAGCTGGGAGGAATCAACTCCGATAGTAAAATTTCGGGTTCGCAGGTTCGAATCCTGTCGCCTGCACAAGAGGCCGGGTAGCACCCGGACACTGTGAGACCGTTGTCGTCATGGCTCACATGTTTGAGAGCTTCCAGAAGGCCGCATGGGAGGGGAAAGACTGTTACTGTAGCCAAGGGGTGGGGGCTGGTGACAAACAAGGAGGGTTTACATGGAGGATATTTCGAAGCTTCCGTATGCTGCATGGCTGGAAGAAGCCATAGAAACAGTTGTAGGTGTATCGCCAAAATCGATCTGTATTGCAGCAACGGCGCATGATGGAACGACATTCACAGGGTATTACAATGCTGATGCGCAAGATAAGGCTGTGTTTTCGCACCACATCCAAAGCGATGTAACGATGGATATCATCAGGAATAATGCCGACATGATTAAATCCATATTATCCGAGGCAGGAGATGAACAGGAGTGATACATAATGGCAACAAAGAAATCTACTGCCATTGCAAAAACAAAGGATAACCGACCGGAGACCGGCAGAGGCGGCAAAAGGAACTTTCCTTCCTGCCTCCCTGACCTCAGTAGCGATGAAGATAGAGCGCTTGTATCTCAGCTCCTTACAGAGGTGCTTGTAGAGTATAGACAACCAAAGGTAAAGAGTGACGAAGAACTCAAGGAGAGAATAAACGACTATTACGCGCGCTGCGCACAGACAGGGCAGACACCAACAGTAGAGGAACTATTCCTGTCTACCGGCTACGCAATTAGCACAGTTAAGGACTGGGAATACGGGAGACGCAAGGGATTTAGCCCCGAAACAGCGGCCATAATTAAAAAAGCTAAGGGTTTTATGCAGACTTTTGACGCAAAACTTGTGGTTTCCGGGAAGCTAAATTTCCTTGCCTATTGCTTCCGTGCCAAGAACTATTACGGCATGGTGGACAAGCAGGAGATGGTTTTGACACCGAACCAACCGCAGATTGAGGGCCTGACTCCCGAACAGCTCCAGCAGAAGTACATCGAAGCCAGCGACTTTGATGCAAAATGAGCCGAAACCGAGCGACTTTTGCACGACTTTCCGTTAATTTTGGGAAAGTGGGCAAGAAAAATCCCGCCTTTATACACGGAATCTTGTAAACGACTATGATTTTGGGGTAAATAAGCGACTTTGGCGCAGGCGCATGCGACTTTCACAGCGACTATGCCAGCGACTTTCCCGGAGCGCCACGCACGGCGAAGCAGCCGCCGGAGACCCCAGGCCGACACCGCCGGAGCAGGGGACAGTCACCGACAAGGCCACAGGGGAACAAGGACGGCGGCAAGCTGGCAGCGCAAGCGGTAAGCCACGGAGCATGGGACAACGCCACGCCATAAGGCCATAAACAACGGCCACAGGACAAGCAGGACGGCGGCGGTATAGGGGATAGCCCCAAACATTAAAACGCCTTACAGGTGCGTTAAAATGGCAAATAAGGCATATGACAGAAAAGCCCCCGGAATACACCGAGAGCAAATGAAAACCCCGCACAGCTTGCGCCATGCGGGGCGGTGGTCATTTCTGGAGTTTGGCCAGATCGAAAAGCAGAAGAATAGGCTGCAACAGGATATACAACAGGATCACGGGCGGCACCTCCTTTCATGCCGATTGTAGCACGGCTGGCCGTGTGCGTCAATTGTCAATGCGGTACGGAATGCCGTTGACGATGCGGGCGTACTCCCGCCCGTTGATGCTGCCGGAGATGCGGCGGTCCTCGCTGATCCACCAAATAACGTCAGGGTCATATGCCCAGTTGATCCAGTACTCGGCCCCCCGGTATACGATGTGGGCACCGCTGTGCCTCATGTAGTCGATGTTGCCGATAATGTGCTCGCCGGTGATCCGCTGCGGTAATATGCGCGTCATGGTGTCGCCCTCCTCATGCAAACGTAAATCTGCGGGTTGTTGTCGTCTTGGTGTAACGGGCTGCCACCTCCGGCATATCTCGCTTGATGGCGGCGGTGTCCACCCTGGAGGATGTAACCGCCTTATAGGTGGCCTTGTGTTCTGACCCCGCCAGGGATTCCACCCCGGCGGCGGTCATGCGCTCTTTTAGCTGGTCTTTGAGGCTTTCCACCATTGCGGCGGCTTCCTCCTGCATCCGGATATACTCCGCAAGCTCTCTCATAATGCAGTCAATGTTCATGTTATGCCCTCCGTTCATAGTAATTTTCCCATGTGCGAACCCTGCACCACCTGGAAAGACCGGCGGCGAACCCGTCCCGCTCGGTAGCGGACGGAAAACAACGGGTGTATGTGGATTCCCCCTCACGGGGCGACCACGACACATAAAACATCATATAACCCATGATATAGCCCCCCTTAAAACAAGATAAACAGATTCGAGCAACGCCCGATAATGGCGTATAACTGCCCGGTTTCGGTGTCCTCGACGAGCCCGCCGTTAATACCATACACGCCGGAAGAATAGCCCACCTTTTCAAGCCTGCGTAGCGTGTAAATATACTCGCTTGGCTTGTTGGTGTAATCCTCAGCCACTCCGAGCCGCACAAGCTCCCGAAGTTCCCTTTGCTTATACTTCCTCATTGCTGCACCTCCTGGGCGGACCGGAGCGCCTTATATACGCGGTTAGCCGCCTGAAACAGTGCGCGGGCTTGAGTGTCTAACCACTCTTCCCGGCTGTTGGGTCTGCGCTCCCCGTTGCGGGTGCGCTTGAGTTCGGACGGGCAGCACAGGCGCGCGGCAATGTCGCCGTTGTAGATCAGGGAGCATCCCCCCCAGCTGTAGGCGCTCCAATCGTCCGCGCCGTTTAACAGGGCCTTGCGAAGCACGCGCGGGGCCAACAGGTCATCCGCGTCGATGTAACCGCCCTCGGCGGCTTCTGCAAGCTGTTCTACCATCTCAAGGGCGTACACGGTAACGCCCTTATCCCATGCGCTGCGGTCCTTGCGCTGCTCCAGTGTCTGCGCTGCCTTTGCAAGTACTGTTGTATAATCCATTGTATTACCTCCCGGCCCTATGGCCTTATCTCTTGCCAACGGCTGCCGGATGTGGTATACTCTCCGTGCTGGCCTGTTGGCTGGTGTGGGGGGAGCGTATCCGCGTTGCTTGACCGGCGGCGGGTGCGCTCCTCTGATGTACGGATACCATTATATCAGATTATATGTAATTGTCAATAGCAAAATCATGATTTTGCGTAATTTACAGAGATCAGGCCACGCGCTACATGACCGGGGCGGGGGATATAGAGTGCGGGAGCGGGGCCGGGTAAGCCCCAAAATGCCCGCAAAAAATAAAAGAGAAAAAACAAAAAGGCGGCTTGACATTTACGCTTACTGTGTGATACAATAACCGTAGAAACCAATCCAGTTTTGGATTGACTCCAAAGGAGGAGAGCCGTATGAAAAACGTGGTTGCATATATCCGCGTGAGCACAGACGGGCAAACCGGAGAAGATAAGTTTGGTCTGGACGTGCAACGCGAACAGATAGAGGAATACTGCCGCAAGAACGACATGAACATCGTGCGTTGGTTTTCCGACGAGGGAGAGAGCGGCGCAAAGTACCGCCCCGGGTTCGACGAGATCGTTTACGGAGAAGTGAACAACCCCCCTTACGAAGCTGTCGTAGTTGCGAAATCTGACCGAGTGGCCAGAGACATCAACATATACTTTTACTACCAGGGCGCACTGTTGCGCAAAGGCATTGAGCTAATCAGCATCTGCGAGGACTTCGGGCAATTCGGTGTATTTGCCGGGATGCTCAAGGCGTTCACCCTGACGTGCGCCGAAATGGAGAGAGACAACATCAACAAGCGCACGAGCGCTGGTAGAGCAGTTAAAGCCTCCCGTGGCGGCTATTCTGGCGGTCGAGCACCTATGGGGTATGAAGTTCGAGGTGGTGCGCTCTGCATCAACGAGAAAGAAGCGGCTGTTGTCCGGCGAGTATTTGAGCTTCGGGACGGCGGCGTGACGCTTAATGGAATCGTGGACAGCCTTAACAAGGACGGGTATACCACCCGGAACGGGAAGCCCTTCGTTATCAGCACGGTGCAAAGTATCGTGAACAACCGGAAAACCTACGAGGGATTTTACCGGTACGGTAAAAACAAGGAATGGGTCAAGGGGCAGCATGAGCCTATTTTGCACCCCGAAGAAAGGGGGCGAGTTGGATGAAGGTTGGATTTATTCGCGTCTCCACAGAAGATCAGAACACAATTCGGCAAGAAATCCTAATGAAGCAGCTTGGGGTAGAGCGAGTATATATTGAAATAGCGAGTGGCAAGAGCCGCACAGGCAGGCCGCAGCTGGAGGCGATGATGGATTTCGTCCGAGAGGGCGATGTGGTCATTGTTGAAAGCATCAGCCGCTTTGCCAGAAGCACGAGGGACTTGTTGACGCTGGTAGAGCAGCTCACAGAAAAAGGTGTGGGCTTTGTATCGCAGAAGGAATCCATTGACACGAATACGCCGCAGGGCAAGTTCATGCTCACGGTGTTTGGTGCAATGGCAGAGCTGGAACGGGAGCAGACCTTACAGCGGCAGAGAGAAGGAATTGCGGCTGCAAAAGCGGCTGGCAAGTACAAAGGCCGTCAGCCGATAGCAATCAGCGATGATCTGCTTAAAACGGTGCATGAGCAGTGGTACAATAACGAAATTACCACGGCCTATGCGGTTAAGCGACTGGGTGTAAGCCGGAATACCTTTTACCGCCGGATGTGGGACTACGAGGATTCCGCAGGGATTCCGAGACGTCGTTGAGGGGGAGAAAGAACCATGAAAAAGAGCAATGCGAAGCCCGCTGACAAGAAGATGATAATCGTTTTTGTCATTCTGATGATTGCTATTATAGCTTTTGCAACCAGTAGCAAGAGCGGCGAACAGGCGCCTGCCGAAGAAGACCAGTACACCCCCGCAAGCTTCGAGGAGATTTACCAGGCTTACAAAGATAACGAGTTTGTGGCAGATGACCTATACAAAGGCAGACGGTATGAGGTAACCGCCACAATCAACGGGATGGAAACCGGTGGGCTTATGAACATGACCGGCGGGGCGACCTTGACGATGGAAAAGAAGATTGGGAATACAATCGTTGTATTTCTTGCTGAATTTGAGCGAGACCAAGAGGAAAACTTGAAAAACATTAAAGTCGGAGACGAAATCACATTTGAGGGGACTTGTTATAGCGCAGGTTCTTGGTCAGATTGTGAACTTGTAAACTAACTTTGCACAAAACCAAATAGAATGGACTACCGATTATTCGGCAGTCCATTTTTTATTGCAGGAGGACAAATGGATTATCGGAAGATTGCGGAGAGCATCAAAAACCGCATAGAGAAAACGCATGACCGAGAAGCCTACAAGGATTTGCTGGCGTTGTGCATTGGGTACGAAGCGGAAGATTTTGCTGCGGCGCACCAGTTAAATTCCGAAGTCCGAAAGATGACCTCCGAAGCACTTCGCAACGGAAACCCAAAAGACGCGGAGTATTTCTACACGCTGCATAAGCAATCCATGCTGTTTGATGCGCCGCATGATTTCGATACCTTCTTGCTGTATGTGGAGATGGACAGAAAGCCGGAGAAGCGGTTTTATGCTCCACGCAGGCGGTATCTAAGACCTATTGTGCAGGGGTATCAAGATGTGCTTGACGGCAAGTTAAGGCTGCTGACCATTTCTCTGCCGAAAAGAGCCGGGAAAAGCCAGCTCGGAATCAATTTCATCAACATGATTTCCGGCAGAAACCCGGATAAATCGTCCCTTATGGAAGGCACGGGCGATGACCTTGTGCGGAGCTTCTACAACGGCTGTCTGGAGTATCTGCAAACGCCCAACGAGTATTTGTTCTACGATGTGTTTCCGGATGCTCCCTTGGTGCAGACCAACGCAGACACGAAAATCATCAATCTGCGTTCAAAATCTCGATTCCCTACGGTCATGTGCCGGTCGATTGACGCGCGGCAAGTGGGTTTGTCGGAGGCAACCAATGTCCTGTACTTGGATGACTGCGTGGAGGGCAGAGAGGAAGCGAAAAACCGTCAACGGCTGGATGATAAGTGGGAAGTAATTTCCGGCGATATTTTAGGTCGTGCCATTGAGGGTACGCCTATTGTGGCCACCGGGACGAGATATTCCCTGTATGACCCCATAGGGCATTTACAGGAAGAAGCACAAAAAGGCGGCTGGACATGGAAAGCCATTGAAATCCCCGCCCTTGACCTGATTACAGACGAAAGCAATTATGAGTATGAGCGGGAGGGGAAAAAAGTTTTTACCACCGCTTATTTCCGTGAGCAGAGAGAGCTTCTGAGTGCGGAACAGTTTGAAAGCGAATTTCAGCAGCAGCCTTTTGAAGCAAAGGGGCTGCTTTTCAATAAGTCGGAGCTGAACTATTTCTTTGAACTGCCGGTAGATCGTGACCCGGATGCAATCATTGCCGTGGCAGACACCGCAGAAAGCGGGAAAGACAGCACGGCCATGCCTGTTGCGGATTTATACGGAGAGGAAGTCTACATCGTGGATGTGGTGTACGATGATTCTCCCGCAGAGGTCACAAAGCCGGAATGCGCAAAGTGCCTGATTGATAACAAAGTGGGCGATGCGCTGTTTGAATCCAACAATGCAGGTATGTATTTTGCAAGAGATGTTGCGGAGCTTGTGAAAAACGCAGGATTCAACACCAGCATACGGACAAAAAGGACGATTTCCAACAAGCAGACAAGAATTGAGTTTGCATCAGACGGAATCAAGAAACATTTCTACTTCAAGCATCCGTCAACATACAAGCGAGGGTGTCAATACTGGGGATTCATGCAGGAAGTGACCACCTATGTCAGAAGCGGAAAGGTGGCACACGATGACGCTCCCGATTCTCTATCGCTGCTGGAAAACGAGATCAGAAACCGTATCAGCGGCAAGATTGAAATATTCAAAAGACCGTTCTAAGAGGTGATGATATTGAGACAGATGTTTGGTAGAAAGGTCATTTATTCCGATGTTACCGAGGTAAACGAGGGCAATATTGCAAATATTTTGCAAAAGGCAATGGTTATCCACACCGCAAACCGGGCAGACATGGAATATTTATACAGGTACTATAAAGGCGATCAGCCTATCCTTGCGAGAGTAAAGGATGTACGCCCGGAGATCAACAACAAGATTGTCGAAAACCGGGCAAACGAGATCGTGTCCTTCAAGGTCGGCTACTTGATGGGAGAGCCTGTACAGTATGTCAGCAGGATAGCCGATGAAAAAGCGGCTGAAATGGTGACAAAACTGAACGATTATGTTTTGTCCGAGGACAAACCGGCAAAGGATAAGGAACTGGCAGACTGGTTCCACATCTGCGGAACGGCTTATCGCATGGTCATGCCGGACACACCGGAAGATGAAGATGAAGCCCCGTTTGAGATTTATACCCTTGACCCCCGGTTTTGCTTTGTGGTGTATTCCGTGCAGCTGGGAAATCCTCCCCTTATGGCGGTCAAGTATGTCAAAATGGAAGATGGGACAGTCGTTTTCAGCTGTTACACAAAAGACCACTTCTACGAGGTGACCGACACATGGAAAATCACCAGAAGTGAGCCGCAGATTTTGGGAATCCCCATCATCGAGTACCCGGCAAACCGGGCAAGACTTGGCGCATTTGAAATCGTACTGAATCTGCTGGATGCAATCAACAATGTGGAATCCAATCGCATGGATGGCGTGGAGCAGTTCGTGCAGTCCTTGCTTCTGTTCCATAATGTGCGTATTTCCGAAGAACAATATTCTGCACTGCGGCAGGATGGAGCGATTCAGTTTGAGGATATTGACCCGCAGAAGAAAGCGGAGATCAAAAACCTTGTCACGGAGCTGAACCAGACGCAGACACAGACCCTTGCGGACAATCTGTATAACACAGTGCTGACTATTTGCGGGATGCCCAATAGAAACGGCGGTTCTTCCACCTCTGACACCGGGTCTGCGGTCATTATGCGTGACGGCTGGTCTGCGGCAGAAGCAAGGGCAAAAGATTCCGAGCTGGTATTCAAGCGTTCCGAAAAAGAGTTTCTGAAAGTGCTTTTGCGGATTTGCAATGACTTGAGCGACTTGTCTTTGAAACTGTCCGCAATCGAAATCAGATTTACCCGGCGGAATTATGAGAACATTTCCGAAAAGGCAAATGTGCTGGTTACCATGCTGGGCAACGGAAAAATTGCGCCGCAGCTTGCATTTACACATTGTGGCCTTTTCAGCGACCCGCAGCTTGCGTACAAGATGAGCATGGAATATCTGGAGGAAAACGGAGGAAACAATGGAATTAACGATGGAGATGGTACGGACGATCAACGAAATCCTCAAGAACCGCAATCAAGCGGAGGTGAAAGTGGAGAACGGGAAGATCGTGGTGCTTGAAGTACGAAGAAAGAAGAAATACTGAGTGGGTCTTGCAAGGGCTTGACCGACAGCCGAGGGGCTATCCGAAAGGGTAGCCCCTTTATTTTTTCGATTTACCCGCCGCAAGGTGATAAATGGTCAGGGACGACCTAAAAACGCAAACGGGAGACAACCCGCAAAAACAGAGAATAGTGCTGAGTGAACAGCCTTGTTAAACGCAGGAGGTAATCAAAATGGCAAAAATCGACACCAGCAGAATCGCCGGTTATGCGGACATGTCTTTGGAGGACAAGCTGAAAGCGCTGGAAGCGTTTGAGTATAACGACAACGCATCCGAGCTTGAAAAGCAGAAAGCGGCAGTTTCCAAGGCAAATTCCGAGGCCGCAGAGTGGAAAAGGAAACACAATGCTCTGTTGAGCGAGGACGAGCAGAAGAAACAGCAGCAGGCGGAGGACATTGCCGCTATGCAGAAGGAGCTGAATGAGCTTCGCCGCGACAAGACTGTATCTCAGTACACGGCCAAGTTCATTGCACAGGGCTATGACGAAAAGCTTGCTGCCGATACCGCCAAGGCAATGGCTGACGGCAACACTGATAAGGTGTTTGCCAACCAGCAGGTTTTTTTGGAGACATACGCAAAGCAGGTGAAAGCCAGCGCAATGCAAGGCACACCCAAGCCCGCTTCCGGGTCCGGATCGAATGGTGCAGACTTTTCCAAAAAAGCTGCCGATGCGCAAAGCACCGGCAATTTTGCGGAGGCGGCGTACTATACCCGCCTAATGAATCAAGACAACAACACACAGTAAAGGAGAATGAATTAAAATGGCAGATACTTTTGCTACCAGCTTCGGAGTGCTGAATTACTCCGGTATGCTCTTCAACAAGGGCAACACCCGCACCCCTCTGTCTTCCATCATCGGAAGCCGGGCAAAAACCACCAACCATGTCGAGTTCGTCACAGGACAGGAATACAGCTCTGCCGGCGGCACCCAGCCCGCAATCAGCGAGACCGCGTCCCTGACTGCACCTGATGCAACCGTGGTGACCCGCACCCAGAAAACCAATGTCACGCAGATTTTCCAGGAGACCGTAGGTGTTTCCTACGCCAAGATGTCCAACATGGGCACTCTGTCCGGCGTGAATATCGAGAATCAGCAGGCGAACCCCATCAATGAACTGGATTTCCAGGTGGGCGCAAAGATTCAGAAGATTGCCCGGGATATGGAGTTCACCTTCATCCAGGGCGCATACAACAAGGCCGCGGACGATTCCAAGATCAACAAGACCCGTGGCCTGACCACCGCCATTACCACCAATGTTACCGCTATGGCAACCAAGCCCCTGGGCCTGTGGGATGTAGCCGACATGGTGAAGAAGATTTACGGAGCAAACGCCCCCACAAATGGCCTGGTGCTGTGGTGCGATGCCGTGACCATGTTCCAGATCAATGCGGATGCCGTGCAGAACGGTCTTACCGTGGTTCCCGCCGCCCGTGAGATTAACGGTATCGCGCTGTCCAGCGTAATCACTCCCCTTGGCGTGGTTTATCTGTACCTGGGCGAGTGCCTGCCCGCTGGCACCGCACTGCTGCTGAATCTGGATGTTATCTCCCCTGTGTACCAGCCTGTTCCCGGTAAGGGTAACTTCTTCCTGGAGCAGTTGTCCAAGACTGGTGCTGGTGAGAAGTATCAGCTGTTCGGTCAGGTAGGTCTTGACCACGGCCCCGAATGGTATCATGGCAAGTTCACCGGTATTTCCACCAATTTCACTGCGCCCACCTACAGCCGCAGCGTGTTCATCGCCAATGACGCAAGCAATCCTGTAAACACCAAAGCTGTGACCGGCTGATAAAGGAGGGCGGGAAGTATGACCGAAGCTGAAAAGACAGAGCTTTTAGCTACTATGACAGACCAGCAAGGAAGCGTGCTTTCCGCCTACCTTGCTATTGCTGGGGATAAAGTGCTGCGCAAACTATACCCGTTTGACGACACGATTAAAGAAGTCCCCGAACGGTATCACATGACCCAAGTGGAGATTGCTGCATATCTGCTGAACAAGCGCGGAGCAGAGGGCGAAACAGCGCACAGCGAGAATGGTATTTCCCGATCCTATGAGGACGGCGATGTGCCGTCCTCCCTTTTGCGTGACATTGTCCCTTATGCGGGGGTGGTGAAATGAGATGTATGGATCGGAACAAATCGGCATTTTGGTATCTTCTGTATGACGGGAAAACTATGAATATGTCCGATGACGGCTACGAAACCGGGCAAATGTCCGTGAAATACAAGGACGCAGTAAAAATGCTCGCGAATATCTCCCCTGCATCCGGGGCGGCGCAAGTGGAGCAATTCGGGCAATTTGTTTCCTATGACAAGGTCATCGTCACGGATGATATGGATTGCCCCATTGCAGAAGATACCGTTTTGTTTGTGGACAAAAATCCGGAATATAAGGATGGGAAACCGCTTTATGACTACATCGTAAAGCGCGTGGCCAAATCTCTGAATTCTATCTCTATTGCCATAAGCAAGGTGAATGTGTCGTGAAGCACAAGGTTGTTACCACCCTCTCTCCATCCGGCGTACAGCAGATGATCGATTCCGTTCGGGAGTACCGGGAATGGATAAAAAACGGCTGCGCAAGGCTTTTGGAGCGCCTTGCACAAGAGGGATACGAAGTGGCAAGCGCAGGCTTTGCGAGCGCCGAATATGACGGAACAAACGATGTAACCGTGTCTGTCGAAGATCGAGGAAAAATAAAGGCCGTTGTCGCCGTTGGCGGCACGGTCTTATTTATTGAATTTGGCACAGGCGTAACATACCCGGATAATCACCCGGAAGCAAGGGACTTGGGAATGGCGCGCGGAGAATATGGCCAAGGACGCGGGAAACAATCCACATGGGGTTATTACGGAGAACCCGGTACAAACGGAACCGTTGTAGGAGAAAGAGAAAAGGGGACGCTTGTTCTTACACATGGTAATCCGGCCAATATGCCCATGTATAACGCCGTAAAAGAATTGGAGTTGCGGCTTGGAGAAATCGTAAAGGAGGTGTTCGGATGATTGATGTGGAGCGGATGATTTTTACCCCGATTGCAGAAGGCTTGCGAAAGAAGTTCAAGGGGATAGATGTTTCCGGGGCGTATATAAAATCTCCCCCCAAGTTCCCCCACGCAAGCATTGTGGAACAGGACAATTACACGACCACATCTAATCAGGACAGTTCCGGCACAGAACGGTTTGCAACCGTCATGTATGAGGTCAATGTCTACTCCAACAAAGCCGGAGAAAGCAAAGCAGAATGCCGCAGCATCCTGTCAGAAATCGACAAAATGCTGTATGCAATGAATTTCACACGCATTTCCATGACCCCCGTCCCAAACATGGACAGTGCGTCAATCTATCGTTTAGTGGCACGATACCGTGCCGAAACGGACGGAACATCCATTTACCGAAGATAATGTGACAACGAAAAGAAAGGAATGATGACTTATCGCTATCTCTACCTATAAGATTTTTCTGATGGTAAAAGCCGCATCCGGCGGCACTTATACCAAACTGGTGGACATCAAGGAGTTCCCTGACCTTGGCGGTGATCCTGAAATGCTGGAAACCACCACCCTGTCTGACAAGATGCAGACCTACATCGCCGGTATTCAGTCTATGGACGGCCTGAGTTTCACGGCGAACTACACGCTGACCGATTACAAGGCGCTGAAAGCGAAAGAGGGCACAGAAGCGGATTATGCCGTCTGGTTTGGCGGCACGGAGACCGGCGGTTCTGTTACCCCCACCGGCTCTGACGGCAAGTTCTCCTTCAAGGGGCAGCTTTCCGTGTATCCCACCGGCGGCGGCGTAAACGAAGTAGTGGGCATGAATATCACCATCGCACCCACCTCTGTCATCACTTTGGATGACGGCGAGTAAGGAGGAATTATGGCAAAGAAAATGGACATCGAGCACAACGATGTGAAATATGTGCTGGAATACACCAGAAAATCTGTGGAGATGATGGAGCGGCAGGGCTTCGAGATCGAGGAATTGCAGCGCAAGCCCATGACCTATCTGCCCGCCCTGTTTGCTGGCGCTTTTTTGGCGCATCACCGCTATGTAAAGCGTGATGTTATCGACAAGATTTACGCCCAGCTGCCCAACAAGGGAGATATGCTGGGCAAGCTGGTGGAAATGTATAGCGAACCCATCGTAGCGCTCATGGATGATCCCGAAGCCGAGGGAAACGCCAGCTGGACGGTGGACTGGTAAGCGAACCGCCGCCCGATAAAGAGGGGGGCAATACCCCCCTCTACGCTTACACGGAAAAGTTCTATGAGGCTTTTCCTTATTACCTTGCAATAGGCATGACCTACGAGCAGTTCTGGGAAATGGATTGCGAGTTGGTCAAGTACTACCGCAAGGCAGCGAAAATCAAGCAGGCCTTGGATAACCAGCAAGCATGGTTACAGGGTGCGTATTTCTATGAAGCCTTGGCGGATGTTTCGCCTATTCTTCATGCGTTCGCAAAGAAGGGCGCAAAGCCCATTCCGTATCGAGATTCCCCCTATCCTGTTGGCGTGAATGACAAATCACCCGATAAAGCGGAGAAAGAGAAGAAAAACGATAACCGTGCAAAGGCAGTTATGGAAATGTTTATGATTGCCAACAATAAGAGGTTCGAGCCGGGAGGTGAAAAGCATGGACAATCTTGAAATCCAAGGGCTTGAGTTCCAAATCAAAGAGAACAGCGACAGTGCCGTTGCGTCTTTGGGACGGCTTGAAAAAGCGTTGTCCTCCCTAAAGACGGCTACTTCCGGCGGAGCGTCCGGCGTAAGAACTGCTGCAAATCAGATTGCTGCGCTCAATAAAGCGCTGTCTGGGTCCGGTGCAGTTGGGCAAAAACTTAAATCTATCGCTGCCGGACTAAAGGCCATATCCGATGTTGGAACCGTTAAGATTCCAAAATCGCTTGGGACTAATATGCAATCTCTCGGAACGGCACTATCCGGGATTTCCGATGGTGATATAGACAAACTCTACAATGTCGCAGATGCTTTGCGCCCGCTATCCGAACTGGAAGGTGCGCACATGCGTTCGTACATCAACCAGCTCAGCGCTTTTCCGGACATTGTGCGCGACCTCCGCGCCGCAGACATTGACGAGTTTTCAAACCAAATGACCCGGCTTGCAAATGCGCTGAGACCGTTTGCCACAGAAATGCAACATGTAGCCGATGGATTTAGTGCCATGCCGTCTCGAATTCAGCGGCTCATAACAACGACCGAGAAGTACAGCAACACGGTAAACAAAGGATCCGCCCAAACGAGCCGATTTGGGATTTCCCTCAAAAGCATAAAAACGGCAGGGGTTGTGGCCGGAATTCGTATGATACGCCAGGGAATCAGCAAGGCCATCACTGAATCAAATGCCTACCAAGAGGATTTGAACCTGTTTACCGTGGCTATGGGTCAATACGCAAAAGAAGCCAAAGAGTATGCGGAAAATGTTGGCGATATAATGGGCATTGACCCCGCAAAATGGATGCGGAATCAGGGCGTATTTAACACTTTGCTGTCCGGCTTCGGCTCTGTCGCAGACCGTTCTTACCTAATGAGTAAGAACCTTACACAGCTCGGCTATGACATTTCCTCGTTCTTCAACATTTCCGTTGAAGATGCTATGCAAAAGCTGCAATCCGGCGTTTCTGGCGAATTGGAACCGTTGCGTAGATTGGGCTATGACCTGTCGCAAGCCAAACTGGAACAAACCGCATTGACGCTGGGAATCGAAAAGTCTGTTTCCGCCATGACGCAGGCAGAAAAGGCGGAGCTGCGTTACTACGCCATTATGACACAGGTAACAACGGCGCAGGGCGACATGGCTCGAACCTTAGAAGCGCCAGCTAACCAGTTGCGCATTTTTAAGGCACAGATTGAGATGATAGCCAGGTCTATCGGTAATATCTTTATTCCTATCTTGATGAAGCTTTTGCCGATCGCCATTGCTATAGCTAAGGCAATTCGGAAACTTGCGGACGCTATCGCTAAATTGTTCGGATTTGAGTTGTCGGACATTGATACTTCCGGTGTAAAGAATCTTGCAAGCGGGGCAGAAGACACCGCAGCTGGCCTTGATGATGCCACCAGCGCGGCAAAAGAACTGAAAAAGTCCGTTATGGGCTTTGATGAGCTTAACATTCTGAACGGCAACACTGCGTCTGGGTCTGGTTCTGCAGGTGTGTCCGGAGGCAGCGGTTTTGACTTTGAATTGCCTGAGTATGATTTTATTGGCGATGCTGTAAGTAAGCAGATTGATGAAGTCACGCAGAAGCTCAAAAATGCGCTCCCGTGGATTCTTGCCATTGGCGCCGGATTAGCGGCGTGGAAACTTGGCCCAAAACTCGGCCTTAATTTGCAAAAAACCATTGGACTTGCTGTGGGCATTTATGGTGCGCTTACGCTTGTACAGAACATTTTAGATTCGATCGTAAACGGTGTAACGCAAGAAAACATGGCCGGGATGATTTTCGGCATGACGCTTGCCGTGACAGGACTGTATGTCGCTCTTGGGCCGGTGGCTGGAGGAATTACAGCCATTGTTTCCGGGCTTGCTGTTTTGGCCGTTGCGTTTACTGATGCGGAGAAAAATGGATGGAATTTCCAGAATCAAATGCTTGCTGTTGCTGGAATTCTCGCGGCTGGCGTAGGCATCGGCATTTTGACCGGTTCCTTTATCCCGCTTCTTATCGGAATGATTGCATCGCTGCTGCTTAGCGTTACTACGGCGACCGGGCACGGGCAGGAACTTATTGAAGGAGTCAAAGAAACGCTAAAGGGATTTATTGATTTCTTTGCGGGAATTTTTACTGGAGATATAGAAAGAGCTACGAATGGAATCGCTGGAATCTTTAACGGTCTTGGGAAAGCGATTGGTGCTGTAATTGACGGTATAAGAGATTGGTTTAACGGATTGTTGGATTGGATTGACCAGAAAACAAACGGAAAGTTGAAGCCGCTTATTACCGGAATCAAAGCTATTGTAACCTCCGTTTTTGGCAACATCAAGCAAACCGTCGGGAATGTAATCAACGAAATTAAGACGATTTTTTCCGGGCTAATCAAGTTTATCTCCGGCGTTTTCTCTATGGATTTTGACAAGGCGTGGGAAGGAATTAAGGACATTTTCAAGGGTGTATGGAACACCATAATCGATCTGCTTAACGGCGCAATCAATATCATCATCAGAGGGCTGAACTGGCTCATTAAGCAGATGAATAAAATCAGTTTTGATGTTCCTTCGTGGGTGCCGGCCATTGGCGGGAAGTCTATCGGTGTGAACATTTCCTATATCAGTGAGAATGTGCTTCCGCATCTTGCAAAAGGTGCAGTTATCCCGGCAAATGATGAATTCCTTGCTGTGCTTGGCGATCAGCCCCACGGGAACAACATCGAAGCGCCGGAAGGCCTTATTCGTAAAATTGTCCGGGAGGAATCCGGCGGTTCCAGCGAAATTCACGTCACTATCGTTCTCGATAGTGTAACTGGGAAGAAATTGTTTGATACGGTGGTCAGAGAAAACAACGCCGTTGTCCGGGCGACTGGGGCAAGTCCTCTTGTCACATAAGGAGGTCAAATGGCAATTTTAACCATTACAAAGGCAGACGGGACGATTGTCCCGCTGCCTGACCCCAGCGAATATTCGTGGGGTCTACAAGATGTTGATGCAGACGGAACGGGGCGAAACCAAAGCGGAGATTTGTTCCGTGACCGTGTGGCAAGCAAGCGAAAGCTAACTCTATCGTGGCCACCCATGAAAGCCGCTCCTATGTCTACGCTGCTACAAGCGGTTGATGATGTGTTTTTCGATGTAAGTTATCCAGATGCAATGACCGGAACCACAAGGAAAATGACCGCATATGTTGGCGACAGAACGGCTCCAATGTATAGCCTTATTGATGGTGCATATCAATGGAATGGGCTATCTATGAACTTCATCGAGAGGTGAGCCATGCACACTGTAACAGACGCATTTCATGCTGCGTGTTCGGCACCGGGGCGTGAAATTACCAGCAAAATCAATTTCAATGGAACAACAGACCTCCCCGCATCGGAGGTACAGGAGATTGTTGTAACAGAGCAGTTTGGCTCGTCGGACGGCGTGACCATCGGTGCGGCGTTTTCGTCCAGTTGCAAGGTGACGATGTACAAGCAGGACAATCTCCCGCTGAACGGTGCATTTTTTATTCCATCTGTTGGAATCATGGTGGGCGGCGAAGCCCAGTATGTCCAAAAGGGCAAATATTACATCCCCACGGACGGCGTAGAAGAAAGCGGGAAGTTGTGGGTAACTATCACAGGATATGACCGCATGGCCAGTCTGACGGATGATTATGTGCCTACCATTGATTTCCCCGCCACTCCTGTGCAGATTCTCACAGATGTGTGTACGCAAGGAAATGTCACTGCTCCCTCTGTAGCTTTGCCGGATATTCAAATTGCTGCCCCCTACACAGGGTCACTGCGCCAGCAACTCGGATGGCTGGCGGGGCTGATCGGATGCAATGCAAAATTTGGTTCCGACGGCGAACTAAAATTCTGCTGGTACTCTGATAGTATTTCTGTTGGACCGGAGGTGCAGTATCAGGGAGGACTTAGCAAATCCGCAGATTCCCCGTTTACCATACAAAGCCTTGTCACGGGAACGGAAGAAAACCCCATCACGGTCGGGACGGGTGTTGGAATTTCGGCTACAAACCCGTATATTACCGAAGCTGTGGCGGCTACTGTTTTTGAGAAAATTGGAAACAAGGCAATGATGCCGTGTAAGGTGCAATGGCGGGGAGACCCCTCTACGGAAGCAGGTGACATATTGCACGTTACAGATGTGACCGGCCCAGCCAGCACATTCCCCGTGTACATTATGGAACAGGAGCTGCGCATAAAGGGCGGAATGGTGGCGAATACGACCTGCTATGCGCAGCAGGACAAGCAGTATGTCGTGGAAAGCCCTATTATGCAGCAAGTAAAACGGGAATATTCCGGCCTTGCCAAAGCCATGCAGGATGCCACCGAAAGAATCATAGGCGCAAAAGGCGGATACTGGGAAGTCACGCTGGATGATGACGGTTTCCCAACTGGGTGGATGGTTCGAGACACGCCCACTATGGAAGATAATACAAGGCTGTGGATTATGAACATCAACGGTCTTGGATATTCCAAAGACGGCGGGAAAACCATTTCTGGCGTTGCGCTTACGATGGACGGCGCAGTAAACGCAGACACAATAACGGCTGGGCAGATGTCCGCAGAGCGTGTGACGATCAATGGACAAACTCTTTCTGATTTCATTGATGCAAGCATTGATGAAAATGGACACCCTGTGCTTCGCATTGGATCCTCTGCATCGGAGATTGTTTTGAAGGAGTACAACGACAAGATTGGGTTTTATGACGCAAGCGGCACATTGTTAGCGTACTGGAATAACAACAGCTTTGAACTGGTAGAGCTATCGAAGTTCCGCCTCGGCCCGATGTCTATCGTTGTGCAGCCGAATCAATCCATAAGTTTCGTGGGGGTGACGTGATGCCGAGCATCTACGGAAGCAAATCTAAGGGATGGCAGCTACGCCTTGACTATACGGTCAAGAGCCAGAGCATCGAGAATAACACCAGCGCGCTTGATTTAACCTTGTATGTGTACGACGGTACCGGGTACTCACAAAATGAGTCTGCGAACGAAGCGTATTACATTCTGCAAGGTACAAAAACGTGGAATCCGTACAATTACCCATCTACCGGTTGGTACAAGCTTGGCGTAAAGTCTATCACTGTTACACATAGTGGTGACGGAACCGGGAAAGTCACGCTTTCCGGCGAATGGGACTGCGGCTTTGATTCGGCCTACACACCAAGGCATTTGACCGTCTCCGGTAGCGTTACACTACCAACAATTCCAAGAGCATC